AGGAGAACTATGACTTACGCATTATTAAGTGTATCAAACAAAGAAGGTATTGTAGAGTTAGCATCTTCATTACATTATGATTATAACTATGATCTTATATCAAGTGGTGGAACAGCAAAAGTTATTGCTGATGCAGATATACCTGTAAGTAAAGTATCTGAGTATACTGGATCACCAGAGATTCTTGGTGGTAGGGTGAAGACATTACATCCCAAAGTTCACGGTGGTATTCTTGCAAGACGTGGTGATCCTATTCATGATATAGATCGTAATGCAAATGGTATTGGTCTTATTGATATTGTAGTTGTAAATTTATATCCATTCCAAGCAACTGTTGCTAAGGAAGATGTAACATGGGAAGACGCAATTGAGAACATTGATATTGGTGGTCCTACTATGGTGAGATCAGCAGCAAAGAATCATGCAAATGTTTCTATCCTAACTAATCCAGAACAATATGGTTTGTTTATTGAGTCATTGAAGGATGGCACTGTGGATGAGATGCGACCACAACTTGCGTTAGAAGCATTTAGACATACTGCTGAGTATGATAAAGCAATTAGTACATGGATGGGCAATGAACTATAAAGATTCAGGTGTAGACATAGAAGCAGGTAATGCTTTTGTGCAAAGATTAAAAGAGAAAGCACCTGGTATTGGTGGTTTTGGTGGTATGTTTAGGGTTCCTCGTGGATATGAGGAACCTATTTTAGTATCTGGTGCTGATGGTGTTGGTACTAAAATTAACATATGTCGAGTTTCTGGTATTTGGTCAACAATTGGTATAGATCTTGTTGCCATGTGTGTTAATGATGTAATTACTTGTGGTGCTAAACCATTATATTTTTTAGATTATATTTCTACTGGTAAGTTATCTCCTGTTATAGATCAGATAATGGTAGGTGTTCTTAAAGGTTGTGAAATAGCAGGTGTAGAACTTATAGGTGGAGAGACTGCTGAACATCCTAGATGTGCTCCTCCATATGGAAGTGAAACTGACATTGACCTTGCTGGATTCTGTACGGGTATAGTCGAAGAAAATGAAATTGTAGATGGTAGTCTTATAAAGAAAGGTGATAAGATTATTGGTATAGAAAGTAGTGGACTCCATAGTAATGGATATAGTTTAATTAATGAGATGTTATGGAGACATAAAATTGCTTGGAAGAGTGGTCATATTGGAGAAGGTACTCCTGAATTAATTACACCAACTACAATATATGCTAAAGTTGTTAAGGAATTATTAAATGAAGCACCTGTTTTTGGTATGGCACATATAACTGGTGGTGGTATTCCAGAGAATTTACCAAGGTGTTTACCAAAAGGATTGAAAGCACACGTAGATTATAACTCTTGGCCTTTGCCAAAAATCTTCAGTAAGGTTCAGTTGGCAGGTGAGATACCAGAAGAAGATATGAAGACGACGTTTAATATGGGCATTGGATATTGTTTAGTAGTTCCTGATGAAGGTGTATATGATACACAAGATGTTATAAACAGTCATGGGTTAAAGTCATGGGTAATTGGTGAGGTTACTATATAAGGTTAGAGACATTTAAATTTTATGCCAGACGAAGTAAAAGAAGAGTTGGAAGAGCATAAAGAAGAACCTAAAAAGAAAAGTTTTCTTGCTAAAGCAAAAGCTGCTATACTTCCTGATGCCGATGAACAGGCAGCAATCATCAGTACGATGGTCAGAATTGGAGTTCTTGTTTGGTCTGGGGGAATATTGACATTAAATTATGTTACAATTCCAGGTATGGTACAGCAGAAAATTGATCCGACATTCATAGCTTCAGTTTTCACAGGAGTTTTAGCTAGCTTCGGAATTCAGACAGCATCCAAGAAGGGTGATGGAACTATGAAGATGGATAAGGCTGCTGCAGCAGCTGCAGCTAATGGTGGTGCAGGTGGTGCTGGTGGAACAGTTCAGACAATTAGAATTGAACAAATGCCATTGAAGATTATTGCTGCAGATATTCCTGAGAAATTAGATCCAAAGAAGGATCAGGAATCAGAACCTCCAACTGCGTAATAATATGATACGATTTGGTATGTTATAATACTATATAATATACCAAATTTAATAAAAATGGAAAAATTACCAATAGGTCAAGCAGCTCAAGAAGTTATTGAAATACCAACATCAATTGCTCCACCAGAACCAGAATCAGGATTTCCTTGGTGTGGTACTGGTATTGCTGTAGTTGTTGTTGTCGTTGCTGCAGGTCTTTACAAGAAGCTTAAAAAGTAATTGTTGAACTCCTAACTATGTCCTGAGTTCAGTATAAAAATAGTTAATATTACCTATAAGTAAACTAAATATTAACGTTATTTAAGCGAGCCCACGGCTATTAATCGTGTCTCATTACACAGTTCAGTATTTAGATCAATCAAAGCATCATCAGACCATATGCGAGTATGCTGAAGATGCTTTTTCTGCTAGAAGTCAAGCAGTTCAAGACGTACCATATTTACATTCACACCCAAATAGTATAGACTGTATCCTATCCGAAGGATCTTTATTCTGTACTACATAATGACTACATTACAAAAGAAAAATCTTAACACATGGATGAATAGATTTGTCGCATGGTTAATAATCTTTATATCTTTCTTTGCTCTTAGTTTTAAAGCATACGCAGCAGAGATACAAATGGGTGCTGACGGTATGTTAGTATTCGAACCTTGTGAATTAAATGTTGATGTTGGTGAGAAGGTTACGTTTATTAATAACGAACTACCACCACACAATGTAATGTTTGCTGATTATCAAGAACTATCACATGGAGATTTAATGTTCTCTGCTGGTGAAAGTTTTGATGTTACCTTTGAGAAGGCAGGTGATTATTACTTCCAGTGTGATCCTCATGCTGGTGCTGGTATGAAAGGAGTTATTCACGTATCATGAGTGATGTAGTTTGGTCTATAAATATTATGCTAGGTACTTTACTCAGTGGAGTAGGATATCTTATCTATTGGATTATGACTTATGACGACAGAACACAGCCAAGAAACGAAGATAGCAATTCTGGAAGCGAAAGTTGAACACATGATGGGTCATGTGAAAGAACTAACCCTTCGTGTTCGTGCGAATGAGAAGGTAGTTGCTTCTGTTAGTCTTTTGGGAGTCATAGCCTGTACTATTATTGGTGCAGGTTATTTTGCTCCAAAGGCAGATGCTACTCCTACTGCTGGTGAATGGATACACCAAATGAGAGAGTGGGAAGCAGAGAAGACTAGAACTCCAGTAGAAGACTCTATAAATAATGCACTAGCTGATATGGAGTACGAAGATGGGAGCAATGAAACCCCCAAGCAGGAAGAGTTGTTACAACTTCCGAGTGACAGAGATCAACCGAGTACTGGACGGGGATACGATAGATGTCACCATCGATCTTGGATTCGATTTATTCAAGAAAGAACGGGTAAGAGTTGCGGGGGTTGATACTCCAGAGAAGAGAACAAGAAATTTAGAAGAGAAGGCATTAGGAATAGATGCTACCAACTGGTTGAAGAAGAAGTTAGAAGATACTATTGCAGGTGATGGTGATGAACTCACTGTTAGAACTGAACTTGTCGGTGGTACTGGTAAGTATGGTAGACTATTAGGATGGTTATATATAAATGAGGATACAGTTTCTCTTAACGAACAAATGATCGAAGAGGGATATGCTCATGCATATGATGGAGGAACCAAGGATATGAACCTTGAGAAATTACGTGAGATTCGTAGAGAACACGGTACATTAGTAGAGGACTAATTATGTGGAATTTTAATCCAAAACCTGCTTTCGATAAAGTAGTAGCATGGGATAGAAACCTTGCTAAAAAATTTCAGGACAAATTTAATTTGACTGATTATCAAATGTTATGCGTATCCTTTGCTAAAGGATTCGTTATTGGAGCAATTCTTTTATGAGTAATTTTAAAATTCCAGTTGCAGTCTTGACGTTTCTAGCTGCACAATTGGGTGGTGCTGTATGGTGGTCATCTCAGATTGATGGTAGAGTTGGAAACCTAGAGGAGCAAAGTCTTAACATTGCCAAAGAGAATAGAAGGTATATCTCTGAAGTTATAATTCCGTCATATGAAATTAGTGACAGTTGGGATAATCCCCATCATAATAACTGGTTGAAATCTGGTGGTTGGAAAAAGTAAATGAAATTAAAAAAACCTCTGAAGGATCCTAACGCAAAGAGTCCAATTCAGAAGTTTGTTGGTGGTAAAATACCTCACTACTTAGCAGTAGCGTCATTTGCATGGGTGTTATTGGATGTTGTTTCTTTTACTCATAGTGTAATCACCAACAGACCAGAAAGAGAACGGAATGAATTAAATCAATATCTCGATAAACAGATTGCTGATAGTATTAATAAAGCATTACCACCAATAACTGGTTTTGTTACGGGACCAGTATCCAAACCAGAACCAAAAAAATAATATTATTTCTTTAAAGGACCAAGACCTTTCTTTTTTCTATATTCATTTGCAATAATTTCAGAACGATAAACTTTAGTATCTGTTTTTCCAAGTATTTTATTTACTTTGGTTAAAACTTGTTTTATAACAGGTTTAAATGTTCTAGTTAATAGTTCTGCTAATGGTTTTGCAAGTAAAGCAGAAGCACCAGCAACTGCTGCGATAGAAGCTGTTACAGAAGCAACTTGGGCACTAGGTAGAAATTGTTCTACTGCTCCTATATCTTCATATAATATTACACATATTTTTTTATTTTGATTAGTAGGGTCACGTTGGAGTTCATATCCACTGACCTTTTCTTTTTCATTAGGTCCAAGTGTTCCTATCCTTGGTTGATTAGGTGCAGGACAGGGAGGATCTACTTCTACATTATCTGTATCTGCTTCAGCAGCACCTGGTGGTGGTGGGGGTGGATCTCCTTCTTTTGCTACAAATGGGGGTGGACAATTACTATAACATTCAGAATCACTATAATCCATAGGCTGATAATATGGCATACCAGCATCACATAATGTCATTGCTCTACTAGGATCATCTACTACTAGATCTTTATCAATGGGAATATTATTTTTGTGCTTCTTATTATCCCTATGCATCCATACACAACCAGGCATATCAATAATAGGAAATCCAATATAACTTGTTATAGGATTATGGTCAGGAATATATGGTTGATTAATCTGCCATCTAGGTATCTGGTAGACACTAATACCAATATTATTTACTTGAACTTTGGGAATATTAGGTATGCCCATTAGTCTTTATTAAAATTACCAATAGAGAATTTTCCCAGATCTGCTGCTGTACCATTTGCTTTAACTTCTACTTTAGGTGGTTCTACTTTAACTTCATTAGTACTAAGTGTATGTGTATGTTGTCCTACATGACCAATTGGATTTATTAACATAACATCAGCACATACTTTATGATACGGTGATTTTGGATGGAACATAATCCCAGCTTTCATTAACTCACCACAATTTTTTAGACGAGCTAATTCAAAGTCTAATCTTTTGTTAGATAGTAGTTGTGCATTAAGTTCTATCTGAGTAGTTGATGCTCTCTTACATAATTCCTGTAATTCTTTGTCTAATGGTTTAGACCATGTAGCAGATAGTCCTAGTCCTAGACTGTAATTATCTGTTTGATTTGTTCTTGTTGGCATATAATATAAAACTTGTCCAGGATTATCAATCTGTCCATCGTCATCAGCATCATATACATTATATACAGGATCATCATACATGTGTTCAAATGGTCTTCTGAAATTTCCTGTTCCTGTCACATAGGGTGTGATGTTCATAGTAGCACCCTGGCACTGTATACCACCACCATAGGTGTTAGTTATGTATGGACCTTGTAAAACCTGTATGGCTTGATTGGTTACTGAGCCAGAACTATTAGCGATTGGATTGGCAGTAGCATTAACTCCACCTACTGTCTCCGCATTTGCAGGGGTTGCAATGACACTTGCTGCAAGTATTAGACATATCTTCTTTATTGCGTAAATGTACTTGTTGTGTTTGTGACGCTGTGTACCGTAGTCTCTCTTTGAATTATTGTGTGGTTCGATAGCCCAGGTCCCATGTAACTTTCGGTAAATTGAAAGGAATTTCCTGGTGTTGTTAATGTAAAGTTTGGTCTTTGATTTAGATTCAATCCTGTCCATTCTGAAGTCACTCCATCTAATGTTACATTTGTAACGTCTACTGAGCCTGTACCTGTTGGGGTAAGGTTTCCATCTGCTGATACGCCTGTCCCAGTAACTACGTATTGCCAGCCTGTATTATAATCCATCGAATTTATCGTCTCCGTAACCGTAGACGTAGTTTCCGTATTACTAGTCATTCCTCCCTGGGTGAAGTTTGGGACCACGGGTACGGCTCTTGCCGCACCTGCACTACTAAGCAGTAGTAATACTGTTAGTATACGTTTCATGACTAGTCGATTATAATCTCAGTCACGAATTGACCTGTAGCCGTAGTGCCAGCACCACCTGCTACTACAGTCGTTACACCTGAACTTAAAATTGTTCCAGCTAATGTACCAGCGACACCACCAGACATCGTAAGTGTTTCACCGTATGACGGCATAT